CGATCGCAACCAGCCAGATAAGCGGCTTGCAGGACTACATCAATAACGTTTGTCTCAAATAACACAGCAGGGCAAAGAAAACAGAAGGCTCGACTTAGGTCGGGCTTTTTTTATGCAGTAAATCACCGCGCACCGCAATGCGCGCATAACCACGTCGAATCCGAACCCTTTGGAATGAGCCTTTGAGGAGTCAGTTAGTGCTGGCGAGCCTCGACGGGCTGATTTCCTATGCGGCAAAGGTTCATTTCAAAGCAAAGGTAAAACGTATGAAAGAAATGACAATCCTCCCTGAGTCTGACTTCACCCAAATGGTGATGACAGTACAAGGCAAGGTTTTTACCACAAGCCAGAAGATCGCAAACTACTTTGATAAAAATCATAAGAACGTATTGAGAAAAATAAGACAAACAATCAGTGAGTGCCCTAATGACTTTGCCCAGCTCAATTTTGAGCCTGCTGATTTCATTGATAAAAATGGTGAAGCACAGCCAATGTTTAAACTATCAAAAGACGGATACATGCTTGTAGTGATGGGTTTCACTGGTAGCGCGGCAATGCTGATAAAGATTCGATATATCCAGGCGTTTAACTGGATGGCAGAACAACTAAGCAGATGGCAGGAAGTAGGCGAGGAAGCCCAACACCGACATGCGCTAAAGGTTGCCAAGTCAGAAGTGAAGGCGAGGATCGGCAGTAACTTAATGAACCACCGCAAAAAAGAGAAAAAGCTTCTGGCATTGGAGTATGAGCAGATACTTTCGCTAACTCAGCCAAAGCTTCTCTTTGATTAATTCAGAGTGCAATTTTACATTTTGCATGCAAATCAATTAGTTACAGATTGAGAGCCACGACAGGCCAGTGAGTATGGGACGGGCTTAATACATCGGTAGTTTTTCTATTTGGAGCAATACCATGCCACCTCGCATCCCTCGCGCCTGCCGTAAGCATGGGTGCCGCAACACTACGATTCACAGTTCTGGCTATTGCCCCGAGCATCAGAATACCGGATGGGAGAACCACCAGCAGGGTAAGACCAGACATGAGCGTGGCTATGGCGTTAACTGGGATAAGTTGAAGCCACTGATAAAGGCCAGAGACAAAGGGCTGTGCCAACAGTGTCTGCGTGAAGGTCTGGTGGTGTCGGGTACTACGGTTGACCACATCATACCCAAGGCTCACGGCGGCACTGATGACCCATCCAACCTTGAATTGCTGTGCTGGCCACACCACCGCAAAAAGACCGCAATTGAGCGGATCCGATAGCGATAAATAGCACCAAGGGGAGGGGTGGGTAAAATCTCTACAGCCCTTGTCCTACCGTACCGCCAGCCTCGTCAGATTTTTATACGTCCGAAATAAGAAATCTTTTTTCGATAATTTTTAACATTTGGAGTCATTAATGGGAACAGCGATGAGGGCTGCTGGTGGGGGAAGAAAACAGAATTTACCCACCAAAAATAAAAGCAGTCTGACCCGAATTGCTCCCCCAAAAGAATTATTGAGCGAGACGGCGATCGGACTTTGGAAAACGCAAAGCAAAATCCTGATCGAGCGCGGCACGTTCGAATTAGAAGATGCACCTCTGTTACTTGCCTACTGCAATTCCTTTCACCTGATGATTACCGCTGAAAAAGTTATCACCAAACTGGCTCTCAACGATCTTGAGAACTTGGGTCTGGCAGATCTCGGCGGTACCGGTGGATTAAAAAAACATCCGGCAGTTGCCGTCCGTAACGACTGTGTTTCTCAACTGGCGCGCCTCGGCTCGCTGCTCGGTCTAGATCCCCTTAGCCGAATAAGAATGACCGGGGGAAGTTCACCAGAGGAAGAAGAGAACGAATTCGACGAGTTTTAACTATGGCAACATACCCTCACGTAAATGCAGCAAATCAGTATGCGCGGGATGTGGTCAGCGGAAAGATAATTGCGGGTTTATATGTCATTGCCGCCTGTCAGCGTCACATTGATGACCTGGCTGAGTCCAAAAATAAAAATTACCCATACCGGTTTGATAAAGATAAAGCAGAGCGGGCCTGTCGGTTTATTGGGTTAATGCCCCACACCAAAGGCGAGTGGGCGAGAAAACGGCTAAAAATAACACTGGAACCCTGGCAGCAATTTATCTTTGCTGTTGGGTTCGGTTGGCTAAAGAAGAAAAACAAACTCCGTCGCTTCACTGAGATTTATGTCGAGGTGCCTCGGAAAAACGGTAAATCCCTGATTGCCGCTGGCGTTGGTAATTATATGTTCTGTGCTGACGGAGAGTTTGGCGCGGAAGTTTATTGCGGTGCGGTGACAGAAAAGCAGGCGTGGAAGGTGTTTCAGCCTGCGCTGCTGATGGTGCAAAAACTGCCTGCGATGCGGAAGAAATTTTCCATCAAGCCGTGGGCTAAAAAAATGACTCGCCCGGACGGTTCGGTATTTGAACCTGTTATTGGTGATCCGGGTGATGGTGATTCGCCGTCATGCGCCATCATTGACGAGTATCACGAACATGCCACGGATTCGCTGTATACCACAATGACCACTGGCATGGGTTCGCGAAGCCAGCCAATGACGCTGATCATTACCACGGCAGGTTTTGATATGCAGTCGCCGTGCTATGAAAAGCGCACACAAATTGTAGAAATATTGGAGGGCATCCGTAAAGGTGGCGAAAGCGATCACATCTTCGGGATTATTTATACCCTTGATAAAAATGATGATTGGACTCAGCCAGAGGCATTAGCCAAAGCCAACCCCAATATGGGGGTTTCCATTGAACCCGATTTTCTGCGGGCTAAACAGCAACTGGCCATTTCGACCCCGAGCCAGACCAACAAGATTAAAACCAAACACTTCAACATTTGGGTAACGGCTAAATCAGCTTATTACAATATGGAGAAGTGGAAGGATGCAACGGATAAATCGCTCACCTTAGAGCAATTTAGTGGGGAAGAGTGCTATCTCGGTATTGACCTGGCTTCAAAGCTGGATTTGAACTGCGCTTGCCCCATATTTATGCGGGAAATAAACGGCAGGAAGCATTATTACTGCGTCGGCGCGATGTTCTGGGCACCGGAAGATACCATTTATTCAACCGCAACCGAGCTAAAACGTACCGCAGAACGTTATCAAAACTTTGTTCAGCAGGGTTTTTTAATCCCCACGGACGGAGCGGAAGTGGATAACCGGCTTATTTTCGAAACAATATCCAAGTTGAATAAGCAGGTGAAAATAGTCTCTTCCCCTATTGACCCACATGGCGCAACCAGTCTTTCACATCTTCTGGATGAAGAGGGGGTGTCGCCCATTATCATCACGCAAAACTTTACCAATATGAGTGATCCAATGCGGGAGATTGAAGCGGCCCTTGCTGCTGGGCGTTTTCATCATGACGGCAACCCCATCATGCAATGGTGTATGACCAACGTGATTGGTCGGTATTACCCAGGCAGTGATGATCGGGTGCGACCAACCAAACAGGGTGATGAAAACAAAATTGATGGGGCTGTTGCGCTAATCATGGGGGTCGGCCGAGCCATGCTCAATAAGCCCGGTGATTTCCTTTCCAACCTCGATCCAGACGAAGAACTGCTTATCTTATGAAATCACTGATTATCGACATTATCGGGGTAGCCGGTTTCGGTTTACTCATGGCGGGGCTTTATCTGCAATTTGGCACAGCGACGGCATTACAGTGCGCGGGTGGTGGAATGTTGATATTCGCACTGTTCGCCGCAAGGAGAAAATACCGTGCTACTTGATGCTTTATTCCGCAGTAACCCACTGGAGAACCCAGCTACTCCGTTAACGGGTGAGTCAGCAGAAGAGGCCGGTTTCTTCAAATCTGACGTTTTTGTCAGCCCGGAAACCGCCATGAAACTGGGGGCGGTTTATGCCTGTATTTATGTTCTGTCCTCCACTCTGGCCCAGATGCCGCTGCATGTGATGCGTAAAACCGGAAACACGGTTGAAGTGGCGCGAGATCACCCTGTTTTTTACCTGGTACATGATGAGCCTAACGTTTGGCAAACCAGTTACAAATGGCGGGAGCTAAAAGAGCGCCATGTGCTTGGTTGGGGGAATGGTTACACCAAAGTTGTGCGCTCACGGCGCGGTGAGATAGTTAGCCTTGAAGCCTGTATGCCGTGGGAAACCACTCTGTTAAATACAGGCGGCCGCTACACCTACGGCGTTTATAACGACCAAGGTACCTTTGCTGTCAGCCCTGACGACATGATCCACATTCGGGCGCTGGGCAATAACCAGAAAATGGGGCTAAGCCCTATCCTGCAACATGCTGAGACTATCGGCATGGGCATGAGCGGCCAGAAATATACCAGCAACTTCTTCAACGGTAATGCCCGTCCAGCAGGGATTGTGTCGGTTAAGGGGGAGTTAAATAAAGACTCATGGGAAAGATTAAAAGAGATGTGGCGTAAAGCCGCTGCTGCGTTGCGTAATGAAGAAAACAAAACCATGCTGCTGCCAGCGGATCTGGATTATAAGGCGCTGACGGTTTCGCCGGTCGATGCCCAGATCATTGACATGCTCAAACTGAACCGCTCCCAGATAGCGGGGATTTTCAATATACCGGCCCACATGATCAACGACCTGGAAAAGGCCACGTTTTCCAACATTACCCAGCAGTCGATCCAGTTTGTGCGTCACACGGTCATGCCGTGGATTGTGAACTGGGAGCAGGAATTAAACCGCCGGTTATTTACACGAGCTGAATGGGCAGCAGGCTACTACGTCCGCTTTAATCTGGCTGGTTTATTGCGCGGCACTCCGCAGGAACGCGCCAATTTCTACCATTTCGCCATTACTGATGGCTGGATGTCGCGCAATGAAGCCCGCGCCTTTGAAGATATGAACCCAGTAGACGGACTGGATGAAATGTTGGTCAGCGTCAATGCGGCCAAATTAACCACCTCAAATACTGATATCGAGCCCAACGATAAAGGATCGAGCAATGAGTGAGACAGAAAAACGCTGTTATAGCGGGGAGGTACGGGCAGAACAGCGAGAGAATGAGCCAACCCGCATTATTGGCTACGGCTCGGTGTTCAATACCCGCTCAGAACCGCTGTGGGGGTTTCGTGAAATCATTAAGCCTGGTGCATTTGATGATGTGCTGGGGGATGACGTGCGCGGCCTGTTTAACCATGACCCTAATTTTATTCTTGGCCGCAGCAGTGCTAACACTCTCACCGTGTCGGTCGATGAACGCGGTCTGCAATACAACATTTTAGCACCCGACACACAAACTATTCGTGATCTGGTTATTGCGCCAATGTCGCGTGGTGACATCAACCAATCTTCATTTGCTTTCTCGGTCGCTCGCGATGGAGAACGTTGGTACGAGGATGAAGAAGGGATTGTTATTCGGGAGATTTCTAAGTTTTCCCGGCTGTATGACGTTAGTCCCGTCACTTATGCAGCCTATCAGGATGCTGATTCAGGTGTCCGCTCGATGCAAGCCTGGCAGGAAGCGCGAGATAGCGGCGCGCTACAACAAGCCATTAACCACAAAATGGCGCGTGAGCGCCTGCTGACTTTGATTAACGCCTAAGGAAATAAATGTATGCCTATGAAATTGCACGATATTAAGCAAAAACGTAATACCATTTCAACGGATATGCGCGCTTTGCATGACAGTATTGGTGATAACGCCTGGACTGATGAGCAACGAACCAACTGGAATAAGGCAAAAACCGAGCTTCAGGCGTTGGATGATCAAATCTCGCGAGAAGAAGAGCTGCGCAGCCTAGATCAGCAGTTTGTTCAGGATCAGGAGCAAGAACAGCGGCAACAGACTGGCACCCCAGAGGGACAGCAACAAGAACAGCGCCAAAAAGCATTTAACAAGTTCTTGCGTCATGGGCAAAGTGAACTGAGTGCCGAAGAGCGCAGCGCTTTGCGCGAGTTACGTGCGCAAGGTACTGCCCCCAACGATAAAGGCGGCTATACCGTCCCGACCCAGTTTCGCGCCATGATTGTCGAGGCTATGAAAGCCTACGGTGGTATTGCCAGCGTTGCCCAGATCATGAACACCGACAATGGGCAGGATATTGAATGGGCCACCTCTGACGGTACCACCGAAGAGGGGGAATTGTTGGGAGAGAATACCGAAACCAATGAGCAAGATGTTGAGTTTGGCTCTGGTTCAATCGGTGCCAAAAAGCTGTCATCTAAAATCATTCGCATCTCTAATGAGCTGCTTCAGGACAGCGGCGTCAATATTGAAGCATTCTTGGCGGGTCGTATTGCTCAGCGTATTGGGCGCGGTGAGGCTAAATATCTGGTTCAAGGGACCGGTGCAGGTGCACCGTTACAACCCAAAGGCTTAGTGGCCTCTGTCACGGGTATCACTCCAACCGCAGCGGCCACTACTTTTACTTGGAAAGAGATGAACGCTCTTAAGCATTCCATCGATCCTGCCTACCGCAATGGTCCTAAATTCCGTTGGGCATTCAATGATTCAACATTGAAAATCCTCACCGAAATGGAAGACTTGCAAGGTCGCCCGCTGTGGTTGCCTGAGATCATTGGTGGTGTGCCAGCTACCGTCTTACAAGTGCCGTATGTAATTGATCAGGCGATCGACAACATTGCTGCGGGTAAGAAATTTATGTTCTGTGGCGACTTTGATCGTTTCATTGTTCGTCGTATCACTTACATGACATTGAAGCGCCTGGTAGAGCGTTATGTCGAGTTTGACCAAACTGGCTTCCTTGCTTTTCACCGCTTTGACTGCATTCTGGAAGATACCGCCGCTATTAAAGCGCTGGTGGGTAAACCTGCTGCTGGTGGCTAATTTCACTCGGACTTAAAACATGCCGCTTTCGCGGTTTTTTTATGCCCGCAATCTGGGATCAGGCTGCGGGTATGGAGGTTTTCATGCTGTTAACACTGCCAGAAATTAAGGCTCAGTGTCGGCTGGATGTTGATTTTGACCATGAAAATGACCTGTTAACCTTGATTGGCACTGCAGCAGAAAAACGGGTCATCAGCTACACCAACCGTAAATTATATGCGGACGCGGTACCCGAAGCAGACTCTGACGGGTTAGTTCTGGAGGCGGATATCAAACTGGCCATGCTGCATTTAGTCAGCCATTGGTATGAAAACCGCTCATCGGTCAGCGACTATGAACAATCCGAAGTGCCAATGAGTTTTTACTTCCTCGTTGACCCATACAGGTTTATTCCGCTATGACTCAACGCCGCTTCACTGAAATCACCGCCACTTACCGCACTCCGTCGATTGGCGAACTAAATAAGCGCGCTCAGTTCCGTACCCGCGAAGATGTTCCCGGCAACGGGCATATGGGGGTTGATACCGTTTATCACAACACCTTTGATACCTGGGCAAAGTTGGCGGCGATTGGTGATTCTGTCCGTATCGGTTCGGTGCAGATAGATGTTGCCATTACTCACCGCATTGTTATCCGCTACCGAAGCGGTGTCACCACCGATGATGAGGTGGTCATCAATAAAATAGTTTATCGGGTTAAGGGCACCACCAACCTGAATGAGGCCAGTCGCTTTCTGGTTATCACTGCTGAAGAGCTGGGTAGCGTAGAAGCTATCGGGGAGGGGCATTAATGGCGATTGAGAACTCTACCAGCGGCCTATATCTGCATGTCGATTTTGATAAACCTAAAGAGCTGGAATTCAACCAGAAAAGGGTTAGAAACGCCTTTGCTAAAGTGGGCCGGGGTGTGCAAGACGAGGCGCGGCGGCTAGTGGCGCGCCATGCCATATCAAAGGCTGGCGAAGCACCCGGCACCCGCACTGGCGGGCTATCACGATCCATCGGCTATAAAGTCCCCTCACCATCAGACGGTCGGCCGGGCTTTATGGTGCGTATCGCCCCCAACCAAAAAGGGGGCAGGCGAGCAACCAGATTACCTTCTGGGGATGACGATGATTTCTATCCCGCTTTCCTGTTCTACGGCGTGAAACGCAAGGCCAAGCGAGGTAGGAGTCACCGAAAAGGTGCCTCAGGAGGGAGTGGCTGGAAAATTGCGCCCCGTAAAAACTTCATGACAGAGGCGCTGGCAAATCGGCGCTCATGGGCTGAGAAAGTCCTGTTCAGCGCACTAAAAAAATCAGTGGTGGTTAAATGAAATTATCACTCGTTATTGCTGCCCTACGTCTACGTTGCCCGACATTTGAGGGGCGAGTGTCTGGGGCGGCAGAATATGAGCTGCTCCTCGAAAATGGCAAGATGGCACTACCCAGTGCATGGATTATCCCGACTAATGACACTGCCGGTGAACAACGGTCGAAAACTGACTATTGGCAGACAATTACCGATGGATTTGCCGTGGTGGTAGTGGTGAATAACAGTGCAGATCTGCGGGGTCAAAAAGCAGCATTCGACGCCGTGCATGATTTGCGCGCTGAGTTATTTAAAGCGCTCTTGGGGTGGCAACCAGAACTGTGCTATGACCCGATTCAGTATGATGGCGGCAACCTGCTGGATACCAACCGTGCTCACCTTTATTTCCAGTACGACTTCTCTGCCAAAATTGAGATATCCGAAGAAGATACCCACCAATGGGACGACCTTCAGCAGCTTGAAGAGTTGAAGCAAATCATGGTTGATGTCGATTTTATGACCCCTGACGGCACCATTGAACACAAGTTAGACCTTTCTTTTAACCAAAACGAACAGCCCCTTAACGACGAGTAACCCCTTATGCATGTGATCCCCAAAGATGGCCGGTCAGTTCCTGACCCGGTTAGAGGTGACTTTTTGCCCGCAGAGGGTCGAAACGTCGATGAAAATATTTACTGGCACCGCCGGTTAGCGTCAGGAGAAGTGACCGTCAAGGCCGCAGAACCTGAAGAAACCGCACCACCGGCACCCCTCGTTCAACCTGAGCAGAAGGCCAAAAAACAATGATCAGCTTTAACAACATCCCTAACGATTTACGGGTGCCGTTGTTCTTTGCCGAAATGGACAATAGCGCGGCGAATACGGCACAGGACAGCGGGCCATCGTTGATTATCGCCCACGCGCTGGCAACCAGTTCGATTAAGAAGAATACCTTGGTCATTATGCCATCGGCAGACAGAGCGGGGCAGGTAGCCGGTCGAGGTAGCCAGTTAGCCAAAATGGTGGCGGCTTATCGGGCTGTCGATCCCTTTGGTGAGTTGTGGGTGGTTGCTGTCCCTGAAGTCTCGGGTGATCCGGCAACCGGCACCCTCACTGTCACTGGTACCGCACAAGCCTCCGGCACTCTCTCTATTTATCTTGGCTCTACTCGAGTGCAGGTGATTGTCACCGCACTGGATACGCCGGCGATTATCGCTACCAGCATTGCTGCAGCAATTAATGCACTGGTTGATTTACCGGTGACCGCCATTGCTGCTGCAGGTGTTGTCACCCTTACGGCCAAAAACAGCGGCTTAACCGGTAATGGTTTGCCAATCAGCCTGAACTATCGCGGCACGGTGGGCGGTGAGCAGAATCCATCCGGCGTGAATGTGGCAATTGTTCCAATGGCTGGCGGTGCCGGTGCTCCGGACCTGTCTGCAACCATTGCTACCTTAGGCGATGAATTGTTTGATTTTATCGCTTTCCCGTTCAATGACTCAGCATCACTGACCACCATCGGCAAAGAGATGAACGACGATACCGGCCGCTGGAGCTGGTCACGGCAGTTATACGGCCATGTGTATACCGCGAAAGTGGGAGATTTGTCGGATCTGGTAGCTTTTGGGACTACATTCAACGACCCACATCTGACTATTGCCGGGTATGAAACCGGCGTACAGATGGCAACTGATGAACTGGTTGCGGCGCGAACAGCGCGTAATTCAGTGTTCATTCGTAATGATCCGGCACGACCAACGCAAACCGGCTTGCTGAATGGCGCACTTCCGGCTCCAGTAGGCACGCGCTTCATTCTGTCCGAGCAACAATCCCTGTTAACCCACGGCATTGCTACGGCTTACAGCGAGGGCGGGGTATTACGTATTCAGCGTGATATCACCACCTATCAGAAAAACAGCTACGGCAATGCTGATAACAGTTTCCTTGATAGTGAAACCTTGCATACCAGTGCCTACGTGCTGCGCCGATTAAAGTCGGTTATCACCAGTAAGTACCCGCGCCATAAGCTGGCGAACGATGGTACCCGTTTCGGCGCAGGTCAGGCGATTGTCACACCCAAGGTGATCCGTGGGGAATTGCTTTCCATTTATCGCCAACTGGAGCGAGCGGGAATTGTTGAGAACTTTGAGCTGTTCAAGCAATACCTGATTGTCGAGCGCAACGCGGATAATCCTAACCGGCTTGATGTGTTGTTCCCACCTGATTATGTCAACCAACTGCGAGTGTTCGCGGTGCTTAATCAGTTCCGTCTGCAATATAGCGAAGAGGTGGTCTAAATGTCCCGAATTGGCGGTACGTGCTTTTTCAAAATTGATGGTCAGCAATTATCTCTGACCGGCGGCATTGAGGTGCCAATGAACACCGCGGTGAAAGACGATGTGATCGGGTTGGATGGTTCAGTGGATTACAAAGAAACTCACCGCGCCCCCTATACCAAAGGGACATTTAAAGTCCCAAAAGACTATCCCATCAGCAAGATCACTTCCGCAGACACCATGACCATCACCAGCGAACTGGCGAACGGTCAGGTATATGTACTTTCCAGTGCTTGGCTACATGGCGAAGCGAACCACAATGCCGAAGAAGGCACGGTAGATATGGAATTCCACGGGCAAGAGGGCTTTTACCAATGAAACTGACATTAACCAAAGAAATCACCGTTAGTGGTGAGAAGGTCAAAGAATTAAACCTTCGTGAGCCGACCTATGATGAGGTTTCAGAATGTGGAATGCCATTCACTATTACGCAGGATGGCGAAATTAAACTGGATTCGAAAGCCACATTAAAATATCTGCCTATTATGGCGGAGATCCCTCCATCATCTGCCCGACAGATATCGCCAAGAGATTTAATGGCTGTATCAATGAAGATACTGGGTTTTTTTACGACTTCAAAAGCGTAAAGGATCTCACTACTCGTGTTTATAACATCGCTTATTTCTGGCGAGTTAGTCCTTTAACTATAATGGCCTGTCCACTATCCAAGATAATTGAAATGGAAGGGCAGGCCGACCGTATTTCTATGGAGATAAAAAATGTCTGATAGTTTTCAACTAAAGGCGATTATCACTGGCGTTAATAAATTATCTCCAACCCTAACAACCATGCAAAAGGATCTGCGGAAATTTAAGGGGGAATTTAAAGATATTATCTCCAGCGCGGCAGTGGCAGGCGCGGCTATTACCGCCGCATTTGCCGTTCCAATCAGCCAGGCGATGGATTTTGAATCGACTATGGCTGATGTACGTAAAGTGGTCGATTTTGACAGTCCGCAGCAGTTTAAGCAGATGGCTGATGATGTGCTGGAGTTATCATCAAATTTACCCATGGCCGCTACAGGGATTGGCGCTATTGTTGCAGCGGGTGGACAAGCCGGTATCGCCCGAGGGGAATTGACCCGATTTGCCGAAGATGCTGTGAAGATGGGTATAGCTTTTGACCAGACAGCAGAAGAATCTGGCCAGATGATGGCCCAGTGGCGAACGGCATTTAAGTTAACGCAAAATGAAGTAGTTACGCTCGCTGATAAGGTGAACTACCTGGGTAACACTGGCCCAGCTAATGCCGCAAAAATATCTGAGATTGTTACTCGTATCGGTCCACTTGGTGGCGTCGCGGGTGTTGCCTCCGGCGAAATTGCGGCGATGGGGGCGACTATTGCTGGGATGGGGGTAGAATCAGAGATCGCCGCGACTGGTATTAAAAACTTTATGCTATCGCTTACATCAGGCAGTGGTAAGGGCATTAAAGGGAAGGTGTTAAAAGCCATCAAGATAGACCCTAAACAGTTGGCTGCTGATATGCAAAAAGACTCTAAAACCGCAATTCTCAAGGTGTTGGATTCGGTGGCTAAATTGCCAAAGGCAAAACAGGCAGCAGCATTGGAAGCACTGTTTGGGCGTGAGTCGTTAGGTGCTATTGCCCCGTTACTTTCTAATACTGATAAATTGCGAGAAAACTTTAAGAAAGTTGCCGATGAGCAAATCTATGCGGGATCGATGCAAAAGGAATATGCATCGCGTGCTGCAACAACGGCTAACGCAGTTCAGTTACTAAAGAACCAGTTAACGGCAGCGAGTATCTCAATCGGTGACTTATTCCTGCCCGCAATAGTAGAAGGAACGCAAGAGTTAAGGCCATTTTTGGGGCAAATTCGGCAGCTAATTAAAGCCAATCCAGAATTAATCAAGACCACTTTAAAGCTAGGTCTCTATTTGGCTGGTGTGGCTGTTAGCGTATCAGCGATAACTAAAGCTATCGGTATTATGAATTTCGTCACGAAAATGACGCCGCTGGGTAAATTACTTACCTTACTTATTGGGGCTGGCGCGCTGATTGTAGCTAACTGGGATACGGTTGGTCCGGTCTTTAAAGATATTTGGAATCAGATTAAACCCATTGTTGATATGGTGGGTGGCTTGGAAGGCTTAATGCAAGGCCTTGCTGTTTATATCGCTGGTGGATTTTTAATTTCATTCCTCAGTGGTATTAACAAAGGCAATGTTGCTGTTAAAGCCTTGTCTGGTTCGTTAACCAATCTCTTTAAATTTAGCGGTCAGGTTATAGCTATTGGTGTAATGATTAGTTTGTTTAATAAACTGAATGAGATTGGCGAAGAAGCAAAGGCAGCTGGAAAAAATGTCGGTGATTATCTTATAGATAAATCCAAGGCAGATGAGGAAGCCCGTGGCTATCATGGATTTATACCTCGACTAAAAGAGATATTAAATTACGATGGTAGCCAAAACTCTAAAGTACCTTTAGCTTCTGCTCGACATCAGGCAGTCAATGGAGAAATCACTGTTAAGTTTGATAACGCACCTCCTGGCATGGCAATTGTTGGCACTAAAACCAATCAGCCTGGGTTTGGGGTGGGCTATGATGTGGGGTACACTCAATTTTCCAATAGAAAATAAGCAGAGAAGCCAATGAAATCAAACTCATTCTGTATCGTTCTATGTTTATCGATCCTTTCATCTTCTGTATCTATTGCCTCCACACCAAAGACAAAAAACCATCAATCTAAAATAGTCACTGAGTTTAATCAGTTTGTTGCTAACGATGGGAAAGATGAAAAAGGCCAACCCGGGGTTATGTCAATTAACCTGAAATGTAGCGGTGTAGAAGAAACCATTATTATCAATGGCAATAATTCAGATCCACAACCTGTTCTAGTAGTTAGTAAACCTGAAACATTTAGCCTTACTCCTTCGGCGCACGGAGGCATGTGGCCAGACTCTTTAGAATTTGATGATATGAATGTAAAAAATATTATTGGATGGGGGTATCACTATAACGCCCCGAACGGCACAGTTTCTATTTCTATGAAAAACTCAGGTCGTGTCGAAACTATTGTGAATGCCAGCAAAGGCAAAAACAAAGGTGAGAGCAAGTCCCAATGCACTGTCACTGAATAATTGTTCCACCAATAAATAATTAACCCGCTTCGGCGGGTTTTTTAATGCCCGGAGAATGTATGAGCTGGAAAGATAAGCTATTACCGGCCTCGTTTCGTGGTGTGCCATTTAAAACGCGGGAGGATGAGGCCACTTTCGGACGCCGAACACAAACCCACGAATATCCCAACCGCGACAAGCCTTACTCAGAAGACTTAGGGCGGGTGACACGGCGCGATACTATTTCAGCCTATCTAATTGGCGACGATTACCAGGCGCAGCGCGATCAACTGATCACTGCCATTAATCAGGCGGGGCCGGGGAAATTGATTCACCCGCAGTACGGCGAGTTAAATGTCTGTATCGACGGCGAGATAAGGGTAAGCCACAACGCCGCCGATGGTCGCATGTGTACCATCAGCTTTAACTTTGTTGAAGCCGGTGAACTTTCTTTTCCCACCTCCGGCGTTGCCTCTGGTCAGAAGCTGGTTTCTTCCTGTGACGCCATGACCGATTGTGTCACTGATGCGTTTGGGAAGGATTTCGGGCTGGAGGGCATGGCAGATTTTATTCAGAACGGCGTGATCAGCGATGCCAGCGATATGATGAACACGGCGATTAAAGCTTTTGATGGTGTGAGTTCTGCCATTGCAGACGCGGGCCGCTTGCTCGATGGTGATCTGTCGGTGCTACTGATGCCCCCTAGTTCCGGCATGAATTTCGTTAACCGTCTGCAACGTATGTGGCGTTCGGGTAATAGTTTGTTGGGTAACAGTGACGACATTATCAACAAAATTAAGGGGCTGAGCGGGTTTACTGTCGGTCGTGATCTGGCTCCGCATGGGGTATGGAAAACGGACAGCAAGACCATTCAGACCCAAACCGCACAGCGAAACGTGGTGGCTCAGGCCATCCGTACCACCGCACTAACTGAAGCCGCACAGAGCGTGTCTGATTTACCGCAGACCCGTCCGCCATTGACAGCAACAGTAACCCCACAAGCACAACTGCCGCTAGTTACTCATCCGGCGGTAACGTCTCTCAGCGACGCTGTAGCCGTTATCCCGCCAGTGACTTATGAGTCATTAACTGAGATCCGCGACACACTGAATACAGCTATTGATCAGGAGCTGCTACGGGTGACGGATGATGCGCTGTTTCTGGCGATCAACACCGTGCGCGCTGATGTGAACCGCGATATCAGCATGCGGCTCGAGCAGATAGAAAAAACCACTTTCCGAACGCCAGATGAAGTGCTGCCCGCGCTGGTACTGGCGGCTGACTGGTATGACTCAGCCGCGCGCGAAACTGACATTATCGGTCGCAACCTAATCACCCATCCCGGCTTTGTGCCGGTGAAAACGCTACAGGTGCCAATTCGATGAATAACGATGTCACGCTGCGGGTCAATGATCGCGAGTGGGTCGGCTGGACGTCGGTCTCTATCTCAGCCGGTATCGAACGTTTGGCCCGTGATTTTAATGTGGAAATCACCCGCCAATGGCCCGGCAGTGAAGAGGCCGGACACTTCCAGCCGCGAGTGAAAAAGGGCGATGCGGTCACAGTGTTGATCGGCACTGACTTGGTGGTCACCGGCTATATCGATGCCACCCCGGTGCGCTATGACGCCCGTTCGGTATCGGTGGGCATTGTGGGTCGCAGCAAAACCGAAGACCTGATCGACTGTGCCGCCCTAATAACTCAGTTTACCGGCCGCTCTTTTGTCCAGATAGCGACACAGCTTGCTGCGCCTTTTGGTGTATCGGTGGTCAATGCCGGAGTGGAAAACACACCAATGCAGGGGCTGCAGGTGGATTACGGCGAAACTGTGGTCGATGTGCTGGATAAGATGATGGGCATTCAGCAGGTGCTGGCCTATGACAATCCGGCAGGCGCATTGGTGATTGGCCCGGTGGGAGCCTCACGCACTATTACCGCACTGGTGCTGGGTGAAAATATCATTTCCTGTGACACCGAACAGAGCATTAAAGACCGCTTTTCTGAATACGTGGTAGCGGGTCAACGGTCGGGCAATGATGACGATTTTGGCACGGCAACCACCAATGCGATCCGAGCTAAAACGGTAGACGGTGGCGTAAGCCGCTATCGACCGATGGTGATCAAGCAGAGCGGCAATGCGACGGGTTCCTCGGTGATTGAACGCAGTCAGTTTGAAATGCTACGGCGGGCAGCGCGCACCGATGAGGTGACCTATACGGTGCAGGGCTGGCGGCAGGGGAACGGTGATTTATGGTCAGCTAATCAATTGGTGACGGTGTTTGATCCGGTGCTGGGCTTTAACAACCGCGAAATGCTGATAGCGGAAGTGACCTACAGCAAAAACGAACAAGGAACCCTTACCCAGCTGCGGGTTGGCCCGCCTGATGCTTACTTACCAAAACCGCCTAACCCTGACAAAAAGCGCCGTAAAAAAGCCGAAGAGGACGAATTCTAATGAGCCGATTGTTTGCGGGGATACAGCGCGGACTGTCCAATATGTTGGTTCGTGCTGTGGTTCGCCGCCTGGATTCCAGCAGTAAAAACCAGATGCTCCAAATCCAGATGATAGCGGATGAGTCAAAAGACAACATCGAGCATCTGGAACCTTATGGCTTTACCAGCGCTGCCCACATGGGCGCGGAGGCGTTCGCCGCTTTCCCTGATGGTGACCGCTCGCATGGGGTGGTGTTGGTGGTGGCTGACCGCCGGTACCGGATTAAAGGGCTGGAGTCTGGCGAGGTGGCGATTTATAGCGATGAGGGCGATAGCATTATTCTCAAGCGCGGCAACCAAATAGAGCTGAACACCCGGCAGTTTATTGTCAACGCCGAAGAAAAAACGGTATTCAATACGCCACTGATTGAAGCCAGCGGTCAGATCAAAGCTCATGGCAATGTCGAGTCTGCGGCTGATGTTCAAGACAAAATCGGCACTATGGCGGCAATGCGTGACCAGTTTAACTCGCATACTCACCCACATGGTGAACCGAACACCGCCGCACCTAACCAGAAGATGGAGTAACCCATGATCCTGATAGTGAATGGTCAACAACAATCAGCCTCCACGCCCACTGATAACTTAACTCGAGCAGTGATTATTTCTCTTTTCACCTGGCGTCGTGCTGATCCGGATGATGATTCAGAACAGCCGATGGGGTGGTGGGGTGACAGCTATCCCACAATCCAAAATGACCGTATTGGCTCCCGTTTGTACCTGTTGCAACGCACCACACTGACCAATAACACCATCGAACTGGCCAGAGGCTACTTAGAACAGGCGCTAGCCTGGCTAAAAGACGACGGCATAGTTTCACGAATAGCCATCAATGTGCAGCGGCGCGGTACCGAGATATTGGCCGCCGAGATAACCCTGTACCGCAATGATGGCAGTTCTCAGCTAATCACTTTTAATGATTTATGGAGTGCACTCAATGGCTGACAGCGGATTTAACCGCCCGACACTTCCCCAACTGATTACCCAAATCCGCAGTGACCTTAATTCTCGCTTCCAAACTGATGCCGTGCTGCGCCGTGCCGACACCGAGGTATACAGCCGGGTACAAGCGGCGGCAGTGTATACGGTTTACGGCTACATCGATTATCTGGCGCGAAATCTGCTACCGGATCAGTGCGATGAGGATTGGCTGGTACGTCACGGCAATATGAAGCGCTGCCCACGTAAGGCTCCGTCAAGGGCTACAGGCTTTATGCGCTGGGAAGGGGTAACCAACGGTATTGTAGTACCGGCTGGTGCAATCATTCAGCGTGATGATTTACAGGAATATACCACCACCACAGCGACCACCTCTATTGCGGGTGTTCTGCGGGTACCGGTTATCTGCTCGGTGGCCGGTACTGTCGGCAATACCGATGACGGCATTAGTATGGTGCTCACGCAACCGATCAATGGTCTGCCCTCATCGGCGGCAGCTGACGGTATTGGGGGCGGTACCGACATTGAACCGGTGGAAGATTGGCGGGCGCGGATCATCGAGCGCTGGTATTACACCCCACAGGGTGGCGCTGATGGTGATTACATTATCTGGGCTAAAGAGGTGCCTGGCGTAACGCGTGCCTGGACTTATCGCCACTGGATGGGAACCGGTACGGTCGGTGTGATGGTGGCTAACAGCAATTTGGAAAGTCCGGTACCGGATAATTCGGTGGTCACTGCTGTACGTGATCACATCTTACCACTGGCACCGGTGGCGGGAGCCAGCCTCTATACCTTCCCGCCTATAGCAAAAGTGGTACCGTTCCATATTCGCCTCATCCCAGATACGCCCGAAGTTCGCTATGCGGTTATCGCCGAACTACGCGCCATGTTTCTGCGTGATGGGGTGCCGGGGGGCACGCTGGAGCATTCGCGTATTAGCGAGGCCATCAGTATTGCCACGGGTGAATATAAGCATGTTTTGGTCAGCCCTGCCAATGATATCCCGCTGGCGGCTACTGAACTGCCTGTTGTGGGAGAGCTGACGTGGAGCTAAGTGATGATTATGCCCAACTATTAACCCATCTTCTGCCACGCGGCCCCGCATGGAGTGGCGATGATCCGCTATTGCTGGGGCTTGCCCCGTCTTATGCTCGCGCCCATCAGCGCGGGGACAACCTGATGGTGGAGATTGACCCGCGCACCACCACCGAACTGATCGACCGCTACGAGCAATTAACCGGTTTGCCCGATTCCTGTGCGCCAGCAGGAGTACAGACCTTGGCGCAACGTCAACAGCGGCTGGATGCAAAAATTAACATTACAGGCGGGATTAATAAGGCGTTCTATCTGGCGCAACTGGCGGCATTGGGCTATCCGGATGCCACGATCACCCAGTTTGAAAGTGATGTTTTCCGCTGCACCTCGACCTGCATTGATTCGCTTTATTCAGAAGAGTGGCGTTATTGGTGGCAGGTCAATATGCCGAATGTCACCCAGATAACCGACATGACCTGCGGCTCATTGTGTACCGATAGTCTGAGAACGTGGGGTGATACCACGGCTGAATGCGTCATTAATAAACTTTGCCCCTCACACACCTATGTGACTTTCTTATACCCGGAGTAACCTTTTATGCATCGCATTGATACCCCAACTGCCCAAGTAGATAAATTTGGCGCGGGCAAGAACGGCTTTACCCGTGGCAACCCACAGACTGGCGTACCGGCTACCGCTTTGGATGATGATTACTTTGATTCAGTTCAGGAAGAACTGGCTGGTGTAATCGAAGGTGCAGGAATTGTACTAAACAAGGCCAATCGTGCGCAGTTATTAGTGGCATTGAAAAAGCTATTTTTGCAATCTGGTAATAACCTGTCTGAAATTAAAAATGCGGGACAAGCCGCCGTCGCACAAACTCTCG